TATAAATCAATTTATAAGAGGTATCGTCATGCTGAGAAAAATTAAAATTTACGGAAAATTAAGACAATTAGTTGGCAAGGCAACTTTTGAAGCTGATTTAAATAATATTGGGCAGGCTTTTAGTTTTTTATGTTGCAATTACCCAGAAGTTGCGAACCATTTACAAAATCAAGTTTATAAAGTTTATTCGGGTAACAAAGTAATAACTGATGACACCTTGTGCATGACAGGTGATGCTGAAATAAGAATTATTCCTGTTGCTTTTGGATCTATTGCAGCAGTTCCTTTTTTTGCACCATTTATTGGTAGTGCTGTTGGTGGTGTTGTTGGTGCTATTGGTGTTGGAGGAATTTTAGGATCTGCTTTGACGGCTGTTGGTACAAGTTTAATTGTTAATGGTGTAACTTCTATGCTTACACCTCAACCGCAACAACTTGGGCCATCAGGAATGGAAAGGACAGATCCATCATCTCTTGCCTCAAACTATTCATTCAGTGGCATCTCCAACATTGCAAAAGCTGGAGGTGCGATTAATTTAATTTATGGAGAAACGATAGTTGGCTCAGTGACAGTCTCTAATGGTATTGATACAGTGCAAGTAAGAGGTGACGCATAATGGCTGGAATACAAGAATTTACACAACAAACAGTTTTTACAAATCCAGATCTTCCTACTGATACACTTTCATCAAAACAATTTAATACTCTTGTGGAGGCCGTGGGTGAGGGTGAGATCGAGGGCAGTGCAACAGCATCAAAGGCTGGTCTTACAAAAGGAACAGATGCTTATAATAATGCTTTTAAAAAAGATATTTTTCTTAACGGAACACAACTTTTACAAACAGCAGCTTCTAATTCTTCACCTATTGATAGTGATTTTAATTTTCAAGATGTAGGTTTTGAGCCTAGATTTGGTACTTCAGATCAAACTTTTATAGGAGGGATTTCAAATATAGAGACAGAAAGCAGTGTTGGTGTTGCTGTAACTAGTGGAAATCCAATAACAAGGTCAATATCTAATACTGCTGTTAATGCGGTCAGAGTCACAGTTTCTTTTCAAAGTATACAAACAGTTGAAGACAATGGAGAAATAACTGGTGCAACAGCAGGGGTAAAAGTTGAAATAATACAAAATGATGGAACAACAACAACACCAATCAATGACACTGTTACTGGTAGATCAACTAGTACATACTTTAGAGACTATTTAATAAATTTAGGAACTGGCATGGCTTTTCCTATTTCTGTTCGAGTTTCAAGAACAAATGATGATGATACAAGTCCAATATTTTCTGCTTTCAATTGGTCAAGTATGACTGAGATAATATTTGAACAAAACGCTTATCCAGATGTTGCACATTTAGCACTTAGATTCAGTGCAGAAGCTTTCCCAAGAATCCCAAAAAGGTCGTTTAGGCTCAGAGGAATCAAGACAAAAATTCCACATAATGCCACAGTTGACATTCAAACTGGTCGAATCACATATAGTGGAACATTTAATGGCACGTTTAAAGCTGCTACTGAATGGCATAGTGACCCTGCTTGGGTTTTATGGGATTTATTGACCAATACTAGATATGGATTATCAATTGCTGAAAGTTCTTTAGATCAATATACCTTTTACAATCAATCTGTTTATAACAATGAATTAGTTGATGATGGACTTGGTGGGCAAGAGGCTAGGTTTGCAATAAATGTAAATATCACCCAACAATCTGAGGCGTTTAATTTAATAAATGATCTTTGTTCTGTGATGCGTGTAATGCCTTTTTATAGTGCAGGAGCAATAAATATATCAGGTGATAGGCCAACAGATCCTGTTTATTTGTTTAATTATTCCAATGTGTCAGAGGAGGGGTTTCAATATACAGGCTCCTCATTAAAAACAAGACATACCGTTGTAAATGTTGGATATTTAGATCTTGACTCAAGAGAAATAGATTATGAAACTGTAGAAGATACAACAGCAAGTGCAAAATACGGCACAGTCATAAAAACAATTCAAAGTTTTGGTTGTACAAGCAGAGGTCAGGCTTCAAGAATGGGGAAATGGTTTTTATACAATGAACAAAATTCAGGAGAGACTTGTTCTTTTGAAGTAACTCTTGAAGCTGGAACATTAGTAAGACCTGGGCAAATTATAGAAATAAGTGACCCTGTAAAAGCTGGTTCAAGAAGAGGCGGAAGGATTGCTTCTGCTACAACCACTGCAATAACAGTTGACGATACAACAGATACAGATTTGGATGCAACAAATAATGCAACATTATCGGTTGTCTTATCTGATGGGTCAGTTGAGACTAAAAATATATCAAGTATAGCTGGAGCAGTGATCACTGTTTCTTCTGCTTATTCTTCTGCCCCAAATGCTAATAGTGTTTGGATTTTACAAAATGATACGTTACAAACAACAACTTGGAGAGTTATTAGTGTCAAAGAAACTCAAGATCTTACATTTCAAATTACAGCTTTAGAACATAACACTGGAAAATATGCCTTTGTAGAAGATGGCACTGCATTACCAGCAAGAACAACAACAGTTCTTACAAATCTAAAAGATGCTCCTAGTAATTTATCAGCAGAAGAAAAAATTGTTGTTATTGATAATAAAGCTGTAAGTAAAATATTTTTTAACTGGCAACGTGTTCCAGGTGTAAGTAAATATCAAGTTCAGTACAGATTTAATAATGGTAATTTTATTACTCGTGATGTTTTTAGTAATACTTTTGATATAGAAAACAGTCAAAAAGGTACTTATGAATTAAGGATTTTTAGTTTTAATGCTTTAGATAAACCAAGTGCAGAACCAGCAAAAACTACTTTTATTGCTTTAGGAAAAACAGCTTTACCATCTGATGTTCAAAATTTACGAATAGAACCAATATCAGATCAATTTGTGAGGTTACGTTTTGACCAATCAACCGATGTGGATGTAGTGCATGGTGGAAACGTAGTCGTCAGATCATCAAACCTCACAGATGGAACTGGAACTTTTACAAATGCAGTTGATGTGATACCAGCCCTACCAGGAAACGTAAGTGAATCTATTGTTCCAAATATTGTTTCTGGAGAATATATTTTAAAATTCAGAGATGATGGAGGCAGACTGAGTTCTGGCGAAACTTCAATAATTGTAAATAGCCCTGACCCATTACCAAAACTTACAGTTTTAACAGATAGAGAGGACTTAGATAGTCCACCTTTTCAAGGAACAAAAGTAGATTGTTTTTTTAGTGATGATGTAAATGGTTTGGTTCTTGGATCTTTAGTAACACTAGATGATGTGGCTGATTTTGATTCAATGGCTGATTTTGACTTTTTGGGTGCTGTAGATATAACAGGAGGTAATTATAGTTTTGCAAACACACTTGATTTAGGTGGTAAGCAACCTTTGAGATTAAGAAGACATATCGTATCGCAGGGTTTTTATCCAAATGATCTGATTGATAAAAGAACAGCAAATATTGATACTTGGACTGATTTTGACGGGGCTACTGCCTTTAATGTCGGGGCATCTTTATTAGTTGCCACTACTGACCTTGATCCTGATTTATCAGTTTCCGCGACTTATGGACAAAGCGGCACGACAATAACAATTACAAAAACAGATCATGGATATTCTGCTGGTGATTTTGTTGTAATTGATTTTACTGCTGGATCTGCCACAGATGGTAATTATGAAATCCAGACAGTGCCAAGTTCAAGTACTTTTACTGTTACATCTTCCACAAGTGCAACCATATCGAGTGGTACATCTTGTAGTTATGGAGCAAACTTTAGTCAATTTAATCCTTTTGTAAACGGCACTTATGTGGGTCGTGGGTTTAAATTCAGATGCGACATGGATTCTGATGATCCAGCACAATCTATTGAAATAGATCAACTAGGGTACACAGCGGAATTAGAAAGTAGAACAGAAACAAGTCTTGGTAATGCAGGGGCTACAAATGGTTTATTTTCCTCAGGTACTTCAACTAAGTCAGTATCCTTCACTAATACTTTCTTCACAGGCCAATCTGGAACTAGCATTGCAGCAAATTCTGTTTTGCCATCAATTGGTATAACAATTGAAAATGCACAGTCAGGTGATTTTTTTGCCTTATCAAATATAACTGGAAGCGGATTTGATATCGATGTAAAGAATGGATCTAGTCATGTTAATAGAAATTTCAAATATGCTGCAACAGGATTTGGGCGTGGTAGTTAATTTTAAAGTAGGATATACTTAGATAAAAAATTAGGTTAGACAATGAGCCAGCACGATATGATAATTGATAACTCCACGGGAGCCAACGTGAGAGCAGACATCAATAATGCACTAGGAGCAATAGCAACAAATAATTCTGGATCTTCAGCACCATCTACAAACTACGCAAGTCAATTTTTTGCTAATACAACATCAAGTATTATGCAGATTAGAAATACTGCAAATAATGCTCATATAAATTTATTTACCCTTGCTGGTGGGCCAGCATTTGCTGTTGATGGAACAATAAATAGTATAAATATAGGTAAAGGTGCAAACTCTGTTGCTGGTAACACCGTTCTCGGAGAGAGTGCTTTAGATGCTTCTGTTAGCGGTGGAAATAACACTGCTATTGGTAAAGAGGCTTTAACTGCACTTACAAGTGCTACTAATAACACTGGAATAGGTAGGCAAGCATTATATACAACAACAACTGGTGGTTTTAATACAGGTATAGGTGAAAGGTCTTTATATTCAAACTCTACTGGAATACAGAATACAGCAGTAGGTTCCGTTGCATTATTTGCCAATACAACTGCCGACAATAATACTGCTGTTGGTTTTAATTCATTAGTTTCAAACACAACTGGCTCAAACAATGTAGCTGTAGGACAAAGTGCATTAGGAGCAAACACTACTGCAAATAATAATACTGCTCTTGGATATAACTCTTTATTAGCAAACACAACTGGAACTCGTAATGTCGCTGTAGGTTCAACTGCTGGACAAGATTTGACAACAGGGGATGATAACACTTTTATAGGTCACAGTTCTGGGGATGATACAACTACTGCCTCTGACAATACTGGTTGCGGAGCTTACACGTTAGCAAATAATACTACGGGTGCAAATAATGTTGCGGTAGGATATACAGCTTTAGAAGCAAACACAACAGCTAGTAACAACACTGCTGTCGGTCTGCAAGCTTTAAAATTAAACACAACAGGAACTTCAAACGTGGCTGTTGGAGCTAATGCTCTTGATGCTAATACTACAGCATCTAACAACACTGCTGTCGGTAAAGACGCACTTGGAGCAAACACAACTGGAACTCTAAATACTGCCGTTGGAAAATCAGCTTTACAAGAAAACACAACTGGTCAAGAAAACACTGCGTCAGGTGTAAGTGCTTTAGCTTTAAATACTACTGGAGATAATAACACTGCTTATGGTAGAGATGCTTTAGCAGCAAACACTACAGCAAATAACAATACCGCAGTGGGAAAATCAGCTTTGGAAGTAAACACAACTGGAGGAAACAATACGGCTGTTGGTGCGACTGCTTTAGATGCCAACACTACAGGAAACCAAAATACTGCGGTAGGTGAAAATGCTTTAACTGCTTCTACAACTGGCGATTCAAACACAGCTTTAGGTCAAGATGCTCTTAGGGCTAATACTACAGCAGATAACAACACCGCAGTGGGAATGGATGCCTTAACAGCAAACACAACTGGTGCTAGTAATACAGCTGTTGGAGCATTAGCTTTAGATGCCAACACTACAGCAAATAATAATACCGCGATTGGTTATAACTGTTTAACTTCAAACACAGTTGGATTTCAAAACACTGCTCTTGGAACGGGTGCTTTATCTTCAAATACAGAGGGAGATTCATCAGTTGCTGTCGGCTACAACGCTCTAGCATCGCAAACAACTGGTCAATACAACGTAGCTGTAGGAGAAAATGCTTTAAATGCTTCAACAACAGCATTACAAAATGTAGCAGTTGGTATTTCATCAATGTTAAATACCACAACAGGAGGTATTAACGCTGCCTGTGGAAACAATACAATGCAAGCAAACACGACTGGAACTCAAAACACAGCGATGGGTTCGGGTGTTTTAGGTGCTAACACGACCGGATCTCAAAATACTGGTTGTGGAGCAAGTGCGTTACTTGCAAACACAACCGCTGATGCTAATACTGCCGTTGGTTTTAACGCTTTATCATCAAACACAACTGGTGATAATAATATTGCTATTGGTAAATCAGCTATGTTAGATAACACAACTGGTCGTGTTTGTACAGCAGTAGGTGTTAATAGTTTAGAATCAAACACAACAGGAGCAAATAATTCTGCTATTGGGATTGATTCTGGTAAAGATTGTACAACAGGTAATAATAATACTTTTATTGGGCATGATGCTGGTAGGTCTATTAGCCCATCAGGAAGTATAACTACTGGAAGCAATAATATTGTTTTAGGTAATAATTCAGTTAGTAATTTATTTTGTGCTGATACTTCTATATCATCTTCAGACTCAAGAGATAAAACAGATATAACAAGTTTTAATATTGGTTTAGCTTGGATCGAAGCTCTAAGACCTGTTACCTATAGATGGGACAGAAGAACTTGGTATGGAACAAAAGAAAATCCTTATGGAACACCTGATGGATCAAAGAAAAGACAAAGACTACATATTGGATTTTTGGCACAGGAAGCACTTGCTGTAGAAAAAGCTAATGGTTATGGCTCATCCAATGATGATTCATTGATTTGTAATCTTACAGAAGATGAAATGTCCTATGGAATGAAATATGAAAGACTCGTACCAATACTTGTTAATGCTATCAAAGAGTTATCCGTAAAAGTCACAGCCCTCGAAGCAGGGTAAACTAAAAGTAACCTAATTTTTTTATTATGGAAGAAAGAACCGCAGATGAAATTGCAGCAATCTTCTCTGCTGCTGGCGATAGTGTAACTGTAATTAATGCAGATGCTAATTTTGCTGCATATCAAACAGCTAATTCTGGAACTAATCTTTCCGAAACAGAATGGAAAGCCATGATTCAGAGAAATGTAGAGCATCTTGAAGTTATCAAAGCCTACAAAAAGCTTGATGGTTCAACATCTATTTGGACTACTGAAGATTTTACAGCGATTGACGCAGCTATTACTGCTGGCAAAAAACTTTATTAAATTATGAATTTACAAGAAAGATTACAGCAACTTGCACAGCAAAGAGAACAGTTATGGATTGCTTTGCACGAAACTAACGGTGCAATGAAGATTTTGGAACAGCAGATTCTTGAGACTCAAGCTGTACCCGAATCAAACCAGCAATCAGATACAGTGGAGCAAGACCAACAATCAAAAACAGTACCATTAAAGAAATAGGTGCTAATGCCTTAATAAATGCTTCTTTCCACATATGTTTAATAAAATTTGTCAGATAGCCTCATTGTTGTCGCTTTTTCTTACCTTGTCAATGTTAGGCGGTTCATACTACGCTTTCCGCTTTGTTACCAGCGAACAGTTCAAGGCTAGAGTAATGAATGAGATTCTTGATAACGTATCTGGAATGATGCCAAAAGTATTAGATCAAGAATTACCAAAAGTAACAGGCCCATCAATGCCAATCATTAAATGATCTTTGGATTTTTTAAAAAATTAATTAAATATTATATTGATAAACTTGTGTCCTGGGTAAGAATAAAAAAACTACAGCTTGAATTAGATGATGAGATAAAAAAATATCATGATGATATGGATGCAAAAATAACAAAACCTAGAATTGTTGAAAAAGGTACATTTGGAGAAGATGGGTGGTCTATTTCTATAGGTGATGTAGATAAAGATGAGTGAAATAAAGATACCTGAGATAAAACTTCCGACAATTGATATACCTGATGCTCCATATTTTACAAAACCAAAACTGGAAGGCAAGTTGCCTGGGTGTTATTTATATCACCGTGATTTAGAAATCACACGCAATCCATCATTACTAATATCAGACAAACGTGGCACATATACTGTATGCCCTAATGGTGAAATCCCATCATATACTCCGATGACATATGACCCTGCACAGATAATAGATACAGAACCTGTGCCTGTTAATACTGCGCCAACTCCAAAAGATACAAACGTAACACAACCAAAACCAAAAAAAGATAAGAAAGTGGTATATGAACCCTGTCCACCTGAAAAGCCACAATTTAGGCCAGGTGATTACAGAAATGATCTTAGAATTGAAAGATTGGTAAAATGGGAAAGATCCCCTTCAGATGGTATTACTTGTGTCGGAGTCTGGGAAAAAGTACCATTCAGAGAAAGCTTTACTGGTACACCTCAAGCACTCATTTCTACTGCTGTTATCGGTGTGGTTGCTGGTGGGTCTGCGCTTTTGGCTCCTGTAATAAAAAAGGTGATTTCTGAAATATTTAAAAAGATAAAAAAACAACTGACAAAAAATAAAGATAAGGTAGAATAAATATTACAAGTCTATAATTCGGACTCTTCTCCAGGTCGATCTTCCCCCAAACCAGTGCGAAGTGCTTTTATAGACAAGGGGGTAACTTAGCAACAGGCCCTACATATCCTCCTGTTAAATCAGGATGTGAGTTTCTGATGGATCGTTCTGTTGCTTATTCTAATTTATGAGTGTGTGGTAATACCTGATTGGGAATAGTTGTTAATACTACGTTTTTACACGCTACTGCATCTTCATTTATCAGCTTCACACCAAGCTTAAACTGCTCGGCACATACCTTCATCCTTGCCAAATTTGCCTCTAAACGAGCTTTTTGCAATGCAAACTCCTGTCCTTTTATCTGGTTTTCAGCAGCCTTAACACAAAGATCAGACCCTTCGCCCAATGGTATCTGCAAGCTGATTGTAAAACCATAATTAAAATTATGAGTTGATTGTTCTATTCTTGGCTGTTCGCTTATATATAAAATTTCTCCAGGATTAATTAAATTACCATCTGCATCTTCTGCCAGATTGTAGATATTAGTTCTAGTTTTTGTAATTCTAGGTGTACTGTAGTTTTCCCCTTTAGTAACAAATGGAGTAAAGGCTAATGTCGGCTGTTGACATTGTATGTTTCCTCCATAGGTCATTGTTGGAAAGCCCCCATTTATAGTTTGGTATCCGTTATTGATTACCGTTCCAGAACTGGATGCTGATGGCGAACTAACAGTATTAGCAAGGGTTTTGGGAGAATATAATAATAGAAGTAAACTTAATTTGAAAAAATACTCAAACTTGTGCTTTGACTTTCTGTGTTTATGGTGCGTTGGATGGTGCTGGTTGCGTCTAAACCTGGAGCAAGAAAATTCTCCGTTATGCTGAATGCTTCTCCTGGGTTTTCGATCTCGAACTGAGGCTTGGTCGGTAAATCTGGAGTTACCCATTTAAATGAAACTCCATTAACTGTCTGTGTGTTTGTATAGGTTGCATCAGGTGATATAACTGTTCCATCCTTAACTTTGATGTTATTGCCTTGCAAACTATATGAGTAACCTGTGCGGTAGTTCTCCGTAACAATGGTTTCCACAATAATAGTCTTGCTAGAACTGCTACTTTCCATTTTGCCAGTTGAGAACGATGGAGTAATACCACCTGCATAAGCACTAGGTATTCCAAGTAAAAATATTACCAGCCATTTCATCAATCAATTTCAAGTTTTATAGTGCTTGACATCTGGGCTGTAACCCCTGCTCCTGTAGCAGATAAATTTACTGTCATCGCACCTCCAGAATCCATTGTCATAGCTGTCGTGCCAATATCACCGCCACTCACAGTTGTCGTATCACCGAATATTGGTAATGCAGGGACTACCCCATTAGTGACCGTTGTAGCTAAAAAACTCGTAGGAATGGAATCGCCTTGAATAAAACTTTCACTTACAGACCAGGCATCCCCTGCGGTAGTAACTGCGTAAGTAGTTGTGTTATCTATTGTTGGAACACCATTAGTTATTGCTGCATCCGTTAAATCTAAAGTACCTATAGCATTTGCAGTATCACCTGCTGTTGGGGTGACATTTGTACCTGATGCCGAGAAGGTCGTACCCACCCGATTACTCGTTGAACTAGCTCCTAATGTACTGACTGAGACAACATTCTGGATTGAGTGATTGATGTCCGCATAAGCTGGCGCAGATACAAGAAAAATAAAAGGCAGTAGTTTTTTCATTTGATACCAACTTTGTTGTTCTTATTATCTACTATAACTGATTTTTTTGTGTTGTTATTCTTACCTTTCACAGCTATCCCATAGCTGCTAGCTATATTCCCAACGAGGCCTGCTGCAAAAGTGTCGAGCCTGATTCTTTCCATGTATCCAAGAGTCATAACTGACAAAGCCCAGCAAAGAATAATAAATCGGATTGCGTGTCCGAAATAATCTTTACTTTCTTTTTCTTCTTCTTCCATGTAAAAAAAAGCTGCTTGTGGGTATCTCTAAGCATTGACCACTGCTTAACAAACAGCTATATGCCAAATGTAGCAATTATTGGTATGTTTGGAAAGTAACACAAAAAAACCAATGTCAAAGTTTCTAATCAATCTATTTATCAGGTTCGGCAAAAGTGAATCGCTACGCAAAGGGGTGCTTTCTATCTTGCGAGACTTAAGTGCTAAAAGTGATAACGATATTGATGATGCCATCGTTAAGATGATTGAAGAAAAACTCTTTCCAGTAAAATGAAAAGAAAATTTCTAAACATCGAGATAGAAGATGCTCCGTTAGAGTTAGAGCTATCGGTGGAACAAAGATGTCGTGACATTCTTGCCTCTGATGACATTTACAGCATCAAGCGGTATTGCACTCATCTGGTAAGGCATCAAATGAAACAGGATGTATTTCTTGCATCTTTACTTGGTCGTCTTGTGGAACTTGAAGCTTTTTTTGCTGCTCATCAAGTGCGAAAAGATAAAAAAGGATTTATGAAACGCTTTTTTCGTACTCCTTAACTTCTTCTTTTGTAAAATCTTTCACCAATAATTTATCAATCTTATCAATTTCAAAATTAAATTTTAGAATTGATGTCCTGATGTGTTCAGTAACCCATGCACCATCTTTATTTACAACCTGTGCCTTATTCCTTTCATTAATAAACACATAATGATCCTGTCCTTTTAACTGGACATCTAGTAAGTTTCTTTCTAAGTTTTTACGTCTGATCTCCTTTAACGCTCTAAGTTTTTTTGAATCACTCATTTTCCAGTTCTGCTATCCTTTTATTTATAGCATCATATCTTACACAATATTCCTTAAGATCTAACCGTTCAAACCAGAATTTTTTCTGTAATTCTGCAAGCTGGTCATAATAATTTTTGATCAGGTCTTTGTTGGTTTGCTCCATAATTTTATGAGAAGTTCTAATTCAGCAACTCTTTTTTTCGCTGCTGCGATTTTTTTGGCTGTTGTCATAAATAAAAAAGGGGCATAATGCCCCTATAACTTAGGCTGGGATTGCTTCTGAGCTTCTACTCTTTACAGGTAATGTAAATTCATTCACTCTTACCTGAATGGATGCTCCAGGACTGCCATCTCTTTTCTCAAAAGTATTTAGGTTGCCAGATCCTGTCACGGTAATTTGATTACCTTTCTTTATATAGTCCATGACAACATCTCCTCGGTTGCCCCATACAGTGCAATCAATCTGGACAGTCACATCCTGAATGTCTGTAAGTAATCTGAAGTTTGTTACCTTAGTTCCCTGAGAAGTTTCCTTCTGTACTGGATCTGAGGCTAGGTTGCCAACGGCTGTAATGCTTAACATGATAATTTAATTAGTTAGGGTTGTTAGTTTTGTTCTGCCAATCCTCAATGTCTAATCGGTTGTACCGAATAGTGTTATTAAGGATGACAGTCCATTTTGGGCCACTGGGGTGACCCTTGCGAGTTTTGGTTCTCCAAAGTCGCACAGTTTGAGGTTTTACACCAAGCTCTTCAGCCAATTGATCTGAGGTAATTAGTTCATTCATGAATCCTCCTTCTCTAAAATAAGTGTCAGTAATCCATCTCTTTGATCTTCACTAATAGCATTGGTTTCATATCGTTTTGAAATGTTTTTCTTTAACAAACCAAGTTTGTCTTTATTACCTGGTTTATTAATAAAGGCTTCACATTCTTTGATGAACTTATCACTTTCGGATCTATCAATTGGTTTATTGCTTGAGACAGTGGGTTTACTATCATCAGGTTTTAACCATGCCTTGTCCTTATCGTATAAAGACAGGCCAAATTGATCTCCAAAACTTTTCAAGGCTCTCTTCAAAGCATCACTTTCCGCTTCTTTAATTGCTGATTCATGTCTTTCACCAATACCGCCCATGCGACCATGGCCAGAGCCATAACCTTCTCTGATAATATTTCCCACGGTAATTCTAACCTTTGCGATATAAGAAACACATTTTGAATCTTCTGCAACAAGGCCAGCTTCTAAAGTTTCACATGACCAACCATCAAAACCGAAGATGCGGTTGGCTTCTTTAATTACGTGCCAGCTTTCAACATAAGCTAACTTCTGACCACCGCCACCTGGTCTGAAAGAAACATTGTCTTTGTTAATTTTTTGATTCAGCAGTTTTTTCTGCTCTTCATTAAAACTCATTTTTCTAAAGGGGTTGAAAATGCCCATCGGGGCAGGGATAAAGATTGAACTCCTGTTTGACACCAGCTTGGCCAATCATCAAGCAGGCGACATTCAGCGATCTTGTCCAAAGCTTCCCTAGACAATTTTTGACCTTCTTTCAAGGCATCATCATCAAGTTCCCATAACCCAACATCAAATGGATATTCAGATTGCACCACAAGAAAGATAAATCTCTTTGCTGATGGAATCCCATTCAGATAATGTTTCGCCTGCAAATGATAGGTGAAATTTGCCACTGCTTTTGCAAAGTCTCTGGGATTTGCTCCTGTTCTACTGGTCTTTAGATCAACAATAATATCTTTGTTTAGCCAATCTGGCCTGCACTTACAAGTCAAGCCAGAAGCCTTGTCATCCCACCAGTATGATTTTTCGGCAATACCAAAGCTAAGTAACTTCTTGGCATGGGGTTCTGCAAAGACCGCATCTCTCATCTTGATCGCATTTTCCATATCAGCTTCAGTGACAGCCGTAAGACCTTTTGCTTCAGCTTCCTTTGCTTCCTCTTTTCCTTTTTTGGTTGTCCTGGAAGATACTGCAACAAATCTTTTTGTAAGCTCATCAGGTTCTAATACGGCACAATGAGTTAATGTTCCAAGGAGCATTGCACTTGTCGGTTTATGTTCTGGCCTGTCAGGGTTAAGAAAAGAGTTCCAGTAAGCCTTTGGGCCATGCTTTACCATAGTTTTCTGCATGGATGCAGAGATCGCATCATCAGAATGATATTTTTCGTTTGAAATTTGAATTGATCCTGTTGTCATGAGTCTGTGTACCTCTTTGTGTGAGGGCCATATTGCATCATTATCCGAGGCCATGTTTTCAAGATAAGTGCCTTGTCCTGTGGCATTGCAACAAGACCAGCTTGTGCAAGTCTCTTGAGAAAAGGTGATGCGTCTGGAGAATCAATTACAGATGCAAATGTATTAAAGATTTCTTTATCGGTCATGGTTAAAATTGGGTTGCCGAGGTCGGAGCGTTCAGGGGTTGGTCGCTTCTTCCTCGGTGATTTATAGAAGCGCAGACCAAGATCATATTCACTCATCATCGTCTTGCAAGCTCCTCACACGCAGCTTGGACATTAAAAGTGTTGCAATCTATTTGGGTAGAACGTGTTAATGAGTCAGTGAGCGAAATATATCCTATGCCGAAGATGCAGAGGTAAAGAAATAAATGTTTCATGGGGTTGGGTTTCAGGGGCTTTCTAATAATAACTAACGGTCAACAGTTGTCAACGGTTGGTGAATAAATAATATCTTCGATATTTTTGATCTCAAGATGGAGTAATGCAATTTTTTCTATTGCAGCATAAACTTCTAGCTTAGTTCTAGGCTTACAAAGATAGTCAACATACCTTTCTGATTCTTGCTCTAAAAAAGCTTTTTTGAATTGATATTCAAGTTTATCATTCATTTTATAATAGAACCTTTGTATCTTTTTTTGCTTCTTCCTTTAGTCTGTCTAAATCTTTCATCATTTTTTCTACAAAATCTTTTCTCTCAGTATCCCATTCTTCTTTCAAATATTTATTAATAGCTTTTCTGATCAAACCTGATATTGATACTCCTGGCCTTACACTTGATTTCAACAACTCATATTGACCTGGAGTGATTTGTATTGAAATTCTATGTAGCTTTTCACTCATAAGAAAAAACCTCTTTTGATTTTATTTTAACGATGTTTGATTGATCATAATAATCGTTTGTGCTTTTCAGCGTTTGAAAGTCACTAAATGGATCAACATCTGTTTTTTGTATTCTTTTTGGAGAATCACCTTTTAAAAATTGAAATCCAGCTTTTACACAAAGTTGTAAAGTATCAATCTCCCATGTAGCCTCTTTCTTTTCTTTTTTTTCAAGAATAACTTTCCTCAAAACAAGTGGTGCTAAATCAGTCGAATTATTTGTTTGAAATCTTTGCGAATATCCATTTCGGCATAAATCAAGCCAAAAAACACTTCTTTCAAAAGGACTCATCTGATGTTTATATGCTTTTCTAGAGTTACAAAGCTCAACATAAATTTTCAGTGCAACAGCAGAAAAAAATGTAGTGTATCCACTAGACAAATATCCTAAAGAATCTAATTTTTGAAAATACTTTTGATGTTTTTTATAAATTTCAGATATTAATTTGTCATATCTACTATTTCCATAAAGGTAAGTCCCAGCGTATGGAGTGTTAAGTTTACAAATTGCATTTTTTACCATGGCACATTCTTTTTGTTTCATTAATATGCCACCAACAGTGATTCTTTCTGATTGGGTTCTTTTTTTGCCATTATCTAAAAGTTTTGCAACTTTATGAGGCATATTTCTTACGACACAGAAAGCAACTGTCTGGTTTGATTCGATTACTGCGTGTAATCTATGCTGTCCATTTATTAAAATTCCATTTTCATTAAAACAAAGGCAATCCCAACTGAGATAAAATTCTTTTTTTCTCATCAACGTGGCCAATTCTTTAATCCACATTTTTTTTACAATTCTGTTGTTTTTAAAATTACAAGTCAAATAATTTTTGGCTTTTTCAGGACTGATTAATTCAATTTGAAAATCAATAGAATCTAAATTTACTTTAAGATCTTTGTATTCAAAAAGTTTTGATGGGGTTTGTATCATCATAATTTGATGCTAATTTAATGTCACTATAGCAACAGAATGATGTCACTTTTATTTTGTTAAGGTTTCTTAACTTGGAAATTTAGTGTCATTTACTTAGCCTTCTCAATAATTTTCATTTGATTTAGTGGAAGTGTAAGAAAACATCCAATCTCACTTTTAAGGTCATCGGGTGCATCAACGATTGTAAAATCTGCAATAATTCCTCCAAGACCTTTTCTTTTGTTTTCAGGATCGGCATAAACAATACCAAGATCTTCTTCACCGATTTCTACATAAAGAGTTTTTTTGTTCATTTTAAGGGGTTGTCTCTATACCTATATTATAAATATATTTGTCAACAACTGTCAACAGACCTATTGCTGTGTTTTAAATACTCCAGAACAAATAATACATCTATTGGCCAACACCAGTGTTTTCTGTATCTTGCAACTAATAATATTGTGGTTGGCCTACTGCTGTGTTTCAGTGTTATGAAACTTTAAAATACAACTGTCGGGCTATTGCTGTATTATCTTGCACTCGCTTCAAAAAATGTTGCTGTTGGCCAACTGTTGTATTTTAGTAAGTCAGTTTATGAAAATACAGCTATAGGTTAATATTTCTAAGCAAACCAACTGCTGTGTTTTACAAATACCGAATCTTAAAAATACTGCTGTAGGACTATTGCTGTATTTCGATGTATTCGCAACTCAAAATACTGGCGTTGGCCTACAGTTGTGTTGTTATGCGCTGACTTCTCAAAATACTGGTGTAGGCCGACAGATGTGTTTTGGTGTATCTATAAACAATAATACTGCTGTAGGATTAGAAAATTGAAAAAAAAAGACCCCGAAGGGTCAACAATATATTTATTAGTAACTAAATTAATTCTTGAAGTTTTTGATGTGCCTGCTCAACACAACCGACTCCATCAAATATAAAGCTTTCAGGTGCAACATCTTCATCATCACCACAAACGCAAATAGTAACTCTTTGCCACTCTGGATTACGGTTTTTGCCTAAATGATGAAAATAAAAAATGTTTTCAGCAATTTGATAATGTTTGTTGTTTTTGTCCTGACGAATTAAAGTTTTTTTCATTTGATTAGTGGGGTTGCTATACCTCTATTATATACATAATAATCAACAACTGTCAACAAGGTTTCATTACTTTTACATCAAATCCCTTTTCTTTCAATTCCTCAATCCTGTATTTCTGGATTTCACTAAGTCTCCCCTTCTCGCTTTTGACCTCAATAAACTTAACCTCATCAGGTTTCATACAGATCAAATCAGGTAAACCAGCTTTGTTGCACATTATTAGTTTTATCACTGTCCAACCTTCTTTCTCGTGCTTGTCGATCAGCTTCTTCTGATATTGAGCCTCTGTCATTTCTATAATGATTGATCGTGTAGCTTTCCTTTGATTGTACTACCTGATAAACTTTTGGCTCGATTCCCTTTTCTGCAAAAATATAATGGATTTTATTCTTTCTATCCCTACCAAGAAAGCTGGCCCTTTCTCTACCCTGCAAATAACTTAAGGCAGAATAATCTATCCCAAAAAATATAAGATGATCGGCACTGCTCAGATTAACTCCTTCTCTGCAACTCTTGACCTGACCAATAAAAACAGAATCGCTTACGGCATTAAATATATCTGGATCATCTGTTGCCCTAGCACCAAAACTTTCTCTGAGCATTTTGCCTTCTGCAATAAAACAATATAAAATGGCAATCCTTCCACTGAAGTTATCTTTTATATAATCAATTTTGCTTTTATCAAATACAACTGCACCATGATTCTCAGTAATAACATGACCATTATAGATCTGTCTAAGTTTGCTCATTACCTTTGCACCAGTATCAGCAACAACAGATCTTCTGCCTGGTTTACCAATAACACCGTTTTTTAATATTCGATAGGCAAGCCGATAAGTTCTTCTGGACATTTTCACCATATGCACTTCTTCTTCAACTTCCTGAGTGAAACCAGCCTCTTTCTGGGTCATCTGCACTGTATAAGGTTCAATATCTTTCAATATTCTGCTTTGTTTTGCTTCTGAATAATCCTTAATAACTACACCAGTTCCAACTCTTTTCTCTTTTACATCCACATAATCACTTGCCCACCTGTAAAAATTCTGATATTTGCTCCATAAAAAAGGTGTCAATGACCACTGGTGATAAAGCTGGCTGAAGCTCTCAGGGCTTGGTGTTCCACTCATTAAAATGATGCTGTTATATCTAAGCTGCAAGATATTCTGATATCGTTGAGATGGTTTTGGAAATGCTCCCACGCTATGGGCTTCATCAACGATGATCATGTTCCAGCTTGTACCCTTGAAATTTTTTAACTGTTCAAAGTTAGTTATGGATACTACCCTATCAAGATTCATCTTCTCAACATCACTTTTTATACTTGGGATTGCTTTTTTCTTAGTGATTACCAACACCTTTTCAAGTGCCATATTTCTAACAACAGATAATGCAACAAGTGTTTTGCCTGTTCTACATTCACCACTTAAATAT